TGTGCCAGGTGTGCGACGCAGCTATGCCGCCGAAGGACTTGCCGGCTGCTGGATCGGCTGTGGAAGAGGTGGTGCCGCAATATCAAAGGGGAGCGCTGCTCATCGACAGCGATACCATGTCACGCTTCACGCGTATCGCACGCGAAGCGGCCATCAGCGGCGTCCATCGGTATAGCTATATGCCGACCACCCCAGAGGAGGCGAAGAACTGGCATCCACATTCCTGGGTGATTGATGCCATGCATCTGGTACAGCGCGACGCGTTATCCGCCCTTTCCGCGCAGCAGTCCGCGCATGTGAGCGTGCCGAGGGAGTTGCTGGCTGATCTGGTGAGCCAAGATCATGACACAAGGGTGCCGGCCGACGAATCCTGCGACTGGTCGCCGTCCCGCTTCACCCCCAAACGCATGGAGGCGCCCCAGCCATGACCGCCACCACCTACCGCATCCACCCACAACCGTCGTTCAACTTCGGCGGCCTGGTCATCGACAACTTTGCCGGCGGGGGCGGCGCATCCACCGGCATCGAAATGGCCCTCGGCCGGCCGGTGGATATCGCCATCAACCACGACCCCGAAGCGATCGCCATGCACGAGATCAACCACCCGCACACCAAGCACTATTGCGAAAGCGTGTGGGAGGTCGACCCGCGCGAGATCACTGGCGGGCGACCCGTCGACCTCTGCTGGTTCAGCCCGGATTGCAAGCACTTCAGCAAGGCCAAGGGCGGCAAGCCGGTCAAGAAAGAGATTCGCGGCCTCGCCTGGGTGGCCATCCGCTACGCCGCCACCGTGCGCCCGCGCGTCATCATGCTGGAGAACGTCGAGGAGTTCGTCACCTGGGGCCCACTGGCCGAAGGCCGCCCATGCCCGAAGAACAAGGGCCGCACCTTCAACAGCTTCGTCAACGCCCTGCGCCGGCATGGCTATCTGGTGGAATGGCGCGAGCTGCGCGCCAACCAGTTCGGCGCCGCCACCATCCGCAAGCGCCTGTTCCTGATCGCACGTTGCGACGGCTTGCCCATAGTCTGGCCCGAGCCGACGCACCTGCCGGCCGGCAGCCCCGAGGTTAAAGCCAAGCAGGCCAAGCCCCAGCGCCTAGCAGCGGACATCATTGACTGGTCGCTACCCTGCCCGTCTATTTTCACCCGTAAGAAGCCCCTGGCCGAGGCCACCCTGCGCCGCATCGCCCGGGGCATTCAGCGCTATGTGATCGATGCGGCAGAGCCCTTCCTGGTCAAGGTCAACCATGGCTATGACTATTTCCGTGGCCAACCCCTGGACGAACCGTTGCAGACCATCACCAGCAAGCTGGGCACCGGCCTGGTAGTGCCGACCCTGGCCCCCTTCATCACCGAACACGCCAACGCCAGCACCCAGCGCAACATGCCAGTGGAAGCCCCACTGCGTACCATCTGCGCCCAGGTCAAGGGCGGCCACTTCGCCGTGGTTGCCCCCACCCTGGTGCAGCTGGGCTATGGCGAGCGCCCAGGCCAGGCGCCACGCGCGCCCGGGCTGGACAAGCCACTGGGTACCGTAGTGGCCGGCGGCGGCAAGCATGGCCTGGTGGCGGCTTTCCTCGCCAAGCACTACGGCGGCAACTACACAGGCCCAGGCGCCTCACTGGACGAGCCGGCACCAACCGTAACGACGGTGGACCATAACGCCCTGGTGCTCGCCCACATCCAGCGCGACTTCGGCGCAAGCGTTGGCCATGCTGCTGACGAACCACTGGGCACCGTGACCGCCGGCGGCGGCGGAAAATCCGCACTGGTCGCCAGCAGCTTGATCAAGCTACGCGGCACCAGCCGCGACGGCCAGCCCGCGACCGAGCCACTGCACACCGTCACCGCATCTGGAAACCACCTCGGCGAAGTGCGCGCCTTCCTGCTCAAGTACTACGAGCACGGTACCGGCCAGTCCCTGACCGAGCCCCTGCACACCATCACCACCAAGCACCGCCTGGGCTTGGTGATGGTCAAGGGCGAGCCCTACCAGATCGTCGATATCGGCATGCGCATGCTGGAGCCCCACGAGCTCTACGCCGCCCAGGGCTTCCCGGCCAACTACATCCACGACCGCACCATAAGCGGCAAGCGCCTGAGTAAAGCCAGCCAGGTACGCATGTGCGGCAACAGCGTCTGCCCACCCGTGGCCGCCGCCCTCGTGCGCGCCAACTTGGTGGATGTGCAGCAGAGCGAGGTGGCGGCATGACCACGAAACCAATCGGCACCTCTCAGCTGACTGGCATTGCGCTGTCCTACGCAATTGGCCAAGCGATGAAGCTGCCGCTGGTGATACTGCCCAGCGAGTACGCCAGCGGCCCGCGCTTGTTCATCAAAGAAAGCTACGGGCTAGTAAGTTTCCGCCCAGATCGAGACCCGGCCTTAGCCTGGTCGCTGTTCTGCCGTTACGGCCAACAGGCGCGACTCGAGCTGCACTTCCACTACAACGGCGCCAGTTGCCTGCAGGCCGGAATCCGCGCCGGCCACACCGCCAACCGCATGCTGACCGCAGCGCTTCGCGCGCTGGTCACGCACCTGCATGGCCAGACAATCGAAATCCCCGTGGTGCTGCTCGAACCAGAGCAGCAGGCAGGTGCAGCATGAGCCAGCGCAAGCCCTACAACCACCAGGCACGCCTGGCCAACTACTACCGGTCGATGCTGCGCAGCAACCACGTGGCAGTGCTTGATATCGAGCATCTGGAGCTGCAGACCATCATCAACTGGAAGAACGGCACGCTGGTCACCAGCAACAGCCGCCTCGCCCTGGTCGACGCCATCACCGAAAGGCCGTACCGCTGGACGATCTACCTCGCCGGCCTGCACCGGCCAGACAACGCCGCGCCCTACATGAAGAGCGAGGAACTGGCACTGGATGGCATCTACCGCGCCGAAAGCCTGATCGACGTGATCGAGCCGCGCTCGATCGAGCTGAAAGCTCGGTGCAACCCGAACCACCTCATAGGCATGGCATGGATAGCCATGCCCTACCAAGCAACCCTGACCACCGCCCAAGCCGAGCGCGTCTTCGACGCCTTCGGCGCCTGGCGCAAGCAGTCGGAGGCAGCATGAAAGATTCAGTACCCAACCCCCAGCTGCAGGCCGCCCGCATCAGCGCCACGGCCAGCACCGGCTTCAGCTGCAGCACGGCAGAAGGTAAGCCGGCGCGCCTGGCCATCGTTGATGATGCAGGCAACGTGATCGAAGTCGGCGCCGATGTGGCCTGGGCCGCTTGGCGGGTGTGCATCGAGGTGCAGGAAAACTACTGGGAGGGTATGGGCCACCTGGTGGTGCACAGCAGCCCACCCGGCGACCCTGAACTGGCGGCCATCCTGATCGGCAAGAAAGCTGCCTGATCACCCACGGCGGTCGCGGCCTGCCTTCCAGGCACCCGACCGCCGATCAACATCCAGCACAACCCGCTGCCCCGAACGCGACACCAGCACCAGGTGTATGACCTTCGACTTCGGGTCAGGCACCAAGCCCCGCATATACACCGTTATCCGGCTGAACGTATCGAGCACCAACTGCCGCAGCTGTTCGCGCGCCGGGCTTTTGATGTCCTGCGCTTCGATTGCCAGCTTGCGCCACAGCTCAGCGCCGGCCGGCGTCTGAACCTGGCCCACCTTGCCTTGCTCACGCTCCAAGTGCTCGGCCTCGGCCTGCAACTGCCCCAGCTCTGCTTCGAGCTCCCGCGCCTTGCGCACGAACGCCAGCGGCGCCGCGGCCTGGTCGTCGGCCAGCAGCGCCTCGGTGATCCGCTGCAGCTGCCGCTCCACGTCCGCTTGCTTTCGCCGGCACGCCTGTAGACGCTGGCGTAATTGCCGGCCATCGTCAGCAGGCTCCAGCAGTCGAGTCAGGTTCATTTGATCGGAACAGTACGACAGCACCGCCTTCTCGACCGGCACCACACTACAGCTGGCCGCCTTGCAGCCCGTGCTCTTGCTGTACGACGTGCAATGCAGTCGCCGATGGCCATCGGCTACGGTGCCATCCTTACGCGCTCGACTCAGAAGGTTCTGCGCTACGACAGCGGTACCGCAGTAGCCGCAGTAGGCGATTCCCAGACCCGTTACCAGGCCGACAATTTCAGGTGCGCCGCGCCGGCCGTGCCGCGTTACAGTCGCGCCCTGCAGGGCTTCGTACTCATCGTCAGTCAGCACCGGCGGGTAGTATCCCTCCAGCAGGTAATCCTCGCCGTCGACGCTGATGCGCTTGGCGCCGCGCAGCGCCGGCAACTTCACCAGCCGGTAGATCTGTTGCCCGGCAATCCCCCAATCACTCAGTACATAACCACGCTCGGCCAGCTTGCGCGCCGCTCGTGTCGCCCCCTCACCTTGCTTGTACAGCTCGATGGCATAGCGCACCGCCTCTACTCGCTCGGGTATCAGGTGCCACGCCTGGCCATCCCATCGCAGCCACTGAGGATCTTGGCCGTTGCGAATCAACCCGCGATAAGTGCCTGCCACCCAGCCTTCGCACAGACGGCGAATCGACGCCTTCACCCGCTTGCTCTTCGTGTCGGATTCCTCGTGCGCACGGATCATCACCAGCAGGCTGTACACAAGGTCCATAGGCTGGGCTTTCAAGCCGGCCCGGTTGTACTCCCGCCCATCGCTGGCGGTCACCACCGTGATACCCGCATTGATGATCTGACCCAGCTGCGCCTGCGCCTGGAGTGGCTCTGCTCGACTCAGTCGGTCGAGGCCTTCGACGATCAGCACGGACCCTTCAGGGATACGCCCCTCATCGACAGCCCGTAGAAACGCCCCGAGCGCCCCCTGCTTGACGTGGTTCTGGTGGTAGGCCGACAACCCCTCATCGCGCAGCGACAATGACTCATCGAGCAAAAGGCCGCGATCTGCCGCCCAGCGCTGGGCGTACTGCAACTGACGGTCGGCACTGCTGCCGGTCGCCTGTCGGGGATCGGAAAACCTCAGATAGCTGTATACTCGCGCGCTAATTTTGCACTCCTCCGTGATCAGTGATGACAACTACTCAAACTAAGAAAGCTCAAAGTGTAGGGTTTATTTCCTTGGGGTGTCCAAAAGCGACGGTTGACTCCGAGCGAATCCTGACCCAGCTGCGCATGGAAGGTTACGAGATCGTACCGACCTACCAGGATGCCGACG